TCACCCTGGGTAACATTACCCAGCCATGTGGTATCGTCAGTCAGCTTAACCTCGTTCTTCTCAGGATCACCGGTGTTAAAGGTAACACCATCCTTCAAAACAGGCAGTTCGATACCACCAGTCTGCTCACCGAAAGACTTTGTGTAGTCAGGGAAGTAATAGGCACGACGTACCTTTGAGAAAATCACCTGCAAAGTCTCTTTGTTTGTCGAAACATTAATTGCCATAGTCGTTTAATATTTAAATGTTATACTTAATCACAATTTGGAATTGCATTATTACAGAGTGATAACCCATACCATCGGATTTTGAAGGTAACTGAATCGGTGTATCATTGCAGCTAATATGGCCGTTGTTAAACGGAAACAGCTCACTAATACCATCAATCAGACTCTCCATCCTATCTATGCTTTCAACACCGTTGCTAACGTCCTTTGCGAAAAGCTGAAACTGGACGTAGGCAGTATTATGTGTATCAGCGTATGGGTCAATTCCTTGTGGCAGCTTGATAATAACAAACTTATCGGTTGTGGCCTTAACCGTCTCGCGGTTGGTCATATAAACCTCATTGCATTTGGTAAGAACCATTGTACGCAACTCGGAAAGCACCGATTTCCTATTATATCTGTTTGCCATAATCAAGTCTTGTATTCATCACAATAAAGCGTTGTGCCTAAATTGCCAGCGTAGCAGTCGTTAAGATTGAGCGTACACGATGGGGTAGGCTCTTCCTCCGAACTTGAACTATCATCAGAACTTGAACTACTCTCAGACGATGTACCGAAACCCTCGATATTGTCTCTGTCGAAGAAGTCAATGAACATACCAGCTTTGACATCGCACACGATTGCGCCACATTCCTCGCCTGTACGTCCGTCTGGTGCTGCATCGGCATCGCCAGCAAGATTGCCGCCAACCAATGCGCCAAGTTGTACGCGATAATCACCTTTAAGTACGTTTTCCTGTCCTTTGAAAGTGCGGATAGATGTATTGCTTTCCTTTCGGCAACGACCTTTCCAAATAACCTTTTTCAAGGCTTTCAGTTCTTCCTCCGACTCTAATCCCGTAGGATTCTGCATAACATAGATTATGCAACGGTGTGGAAAACGCGGAAATTCCAAAGCAAGCCTACCCATATCGCTTAGAAGTTAATAATCCCAATACGACTTCTGATAAATGGCTCTTTCCACATAGCGAACAACCCACGATATTTACGCAACCACTCTTCAATGTTTGCTTTTGATACCGTCCAGCCGCCCTCAGAGTGTGACCAGCCACCATCAGACACTTTTTCGGTAGAACCGCCAACAGGCAGATTGCTCAACCAATAGTAAGCAGTGCCCTCGGCCAAATCTACATCACGCTGTGTCAGGGTAGTGTCACCCTCTGCACTTTCGCTCTGAGGCAACAACTCCGTACCCTTCAACCCGCGTTTTGCAAGCACGTAACCAAGGCCGTCCTCAGTGATTAACTGAGAAACGCCCTTGATGTACTCGCTTATCGTTCTGATTTCTACCATTCGGAATCACTCTTTAGAGATTACTCACTCGATGAACTGTCCTCAGAACTCGATGATGAACCGCCCTCGGAACTTGATGAACTTGAAGGTTCGGGTGTAACGTGAGGCGCAACAGTAGAGATATACATATTGCGGATAGCGTTAGGCACACAGAGCTGAGACATCTCGCCGTTCACGTTGATACTGTGAGTGCGAGGAATATCCTCCTGCTCAATCAACAGACGGTTACCCATTGCGTAGGCCACCTTATCGGCATCATAGCCCATAGAGAGAGGCTGAACACCCTGAATCTTACCAAGCAGACCTGTTGGAACAAAGGCGATGTTCTGAGGATCGAAGTTGTCAATCTGCTCAGAAATCAAATCAACCTCACCAGCAGCGTTGACACCGGGCTTGCTTACATATGCGTAAGTCTCCTGTACCTTAATCTCGTTGACCTTGATAATCTTACGGATAGCCTCTGCAAAGGCTTCATCACCCTTATCCTGAATAGCGGCATCGCGTGTAGCCTTGTCGGTAGTCGTAGGATAGAAGTAGATACCCAGACGCTCACGAACCTTGCTATGCAGCAACAGGTCGTCCCACAAATCCTGTGAAACCTCCATCTTCAGCGGACCGTTATAATGGAGCTGGCGGCGAATAGCCTTTACTCGCTTCTGCAAGTAGTCGAGAGGATCAGAAGTCTTACCCTCGGTGGTATGCTCCGCATCAGTCCAGAACTGATTCTCACCAGTCAGGACATCGTGGTTGGCAGCAGGCATATTGAAACCGATAGTTACACCCTTGATACCGCGAGGGTTGTTGGTTGCGTCAATAGTGAAAGCACCCTTTGAAACAACCTGGTGACGCTGGTGGTTCAGAGCGTTCCAGAAAGCCTGAATCAGACCGTCTGTACCCTCATCGAGCAAGCCAAACATAATATCAGCCATCTCACCATCCATAGCTGCCTGTCCGAAACGCTGAACGAGCTGCATCTGCTCACGCACGATAACGCGGTTTACAGAGTAGAACAGCTTCTGGGTAGGAATGTTACCAGTCTTACCCTCAACAGATCCAAGTGGCATCTCATAACCCTCAGACTCAGGATCAACATAGGTAGGCAGCACGGTTGCGCCAACCTTTGACAACATCTGCGCAAAAGTGTAACTTGTGCTTACAGGGTCAAAGTCGAAACCATCAATGGTGATAGCATCAAACTTTTCCTCGTAATGGTCAACGAAAGTCTGCCAGTCCTGACCGAACAGACCAAGCTGCACCATATCACGCAAAGTAACTGGAATAGTTCTCATATTCTTGTTCCTTTCTTAATTCGTTAAACAATTAGTCCACAACACGAATGTTAAGACCGTTCTTCTGAGTCATACCCTTAACGGCTGGAGCGATGATTGCGGAATCCTCCAAAGTGTCGCCAAGCATATAACCATAAATCTCACCCTTCACAATCACGTTGGCAGTTGCCTTTGTGTTTGCGTCAATCACAGGAACGTCCTCCTGCAAGAAACCGATGATACCGAGAGAGTCGATACCTGAACCGCTAATAGCAGCCTTTACCTGCGCCCAAGTCAGAACCTTAACGTCCTTGGCATCAGCACCCTGAGTTGTGTCTGGCACGATAGCCATACCGGAACGGATAAGACCAGCCGTAACGAAGTCAGATATGTTCTTAATCATGCCGTAACCAGGAAGCTGCTCCTCGATACGACGCCACACCTTACGGGCATGACCCACACCAAACGACTGAGAGTCGAAAGTGTTACCAGTCTGAAAAACCTGATTCTTCATCTTCTTTAGCTTTTAAATGAAACAATAAAAATTACCTTTCTCGCGGCTCTGTATGCTACTTCTTAGCCCAACCCTCCTTTGCGGCCTTGCGTTTGAAACGCTTATCCAATTCAGTTTCCTGTTCTCCTGACGGACCAACAGACTGACGGGGAGGCGCACCGTTTCCACGGCATTTGAGGTATTCAGCATCATACTTCGCCAAGTACTCTTTGGTCAGGTCCTCAATACTCTTTGTAGTATCAACTTCCACACCTCTGAGCGTGTTGTCAAGAACATAATCATCGTTCGCCTTCTGCTCCTTCATGGCGGTTCTCACCTTCTGGAGTAGTTCGGCCTGTTGCTTTGCTTTGTCGCCGTTGTCGAGTCTGTCCGTGAGTTGTTTGACGGTCTCTTTAAGAGCCTTGATCTCCTCGCTTTCGTTCGGCTTTTCGATGGGCTTAACACCCTCAATCAGCTTCTTAACCTCGGCAAGCTGCTCGGCTGATAAGTTCTTGAACGTGTCCTCTGAGAGCAAGTTTTTCTTTGCCTCGTTGAACTTTGTAGAGAAGTCGTGGTTAAACTGCCCCTGCAACCCCGTAAAGAAGTCCTTTGCTTTGGTGAAATAAGCCTCGTCAGGATCTTGCCCCTCAGCGATAGGGTTCAGCTCAACATACTTCTGAATGGTTTGTGCTGAAAAATCGGTGTTTCCAATTTTCTCTTGCACGGTAGAAACGATTTTTTCGATTTCCATAAATATTGTGATTAAATGTTACCCTGAAAAGCAGTCTTTCTGCCTTTATGAAAATACTAACAATACCCTTATTGTAGATATTTCACGCCCCAAAAATAGATATTTTTTGTATATACGCAACTTTTTGGCTTAAATTTTCACCGAAAAATTTAAAAATATACTCTTTTTTCTTATTTTTGCCCAAAAATATAATGTTTTCAGGTCGATAATGGCGCAAAACAACAACATACCACTTGAACCTGTGATGCAACTTCCAAAAGGTTGCGTCCCAGCCCTTATTAGCAGATTTAAAGACCCATCTCTAAACCTACATCTGCTCGATGAGAATGATGTGCAAGAAGTTAGAGAGGAATGGGAGGTTGTGCATAATGAAAATGTTTTGTTCTCCCAGAAGGGTGGGCAGACCGATATGTTATCATCATTCGCTGATATATCAATCGTAGGTGGAGGTCGCGGTGGCGGCAAAGGACAGCCATACGATGCTCCAGTAGTAACTCCATTTGGATTGCGAAAAATCGGCGATTTGGAAGTGGGCAGCATCATTACTGATATTCACGGCTGTATGCAGAGGGTTATCTGCATCACAGAGCTTGGTATAAGGAAAGTGTTTAGACTGCATTTCTCAGATGGAACTTATGTTGACTGCACAGACGATCATCTTTGGAAGATAAAACAGACTAACCGCATCCGTAAATCAAGGGAAATAAACGGCACAGGACAGGAAGCTGACTGGCAGCTTATGACTATGCAGATGATTGCTACCTATATCGACACCAAATACAAGAGAAGAGGTAGATATACTGGAAATCTTCTTGTTCCTCTTTGTGAGCCTGTTAAGTTCACAAGGTCGCAGGGTAGGAAGTACAAGCCTATAACAGATCCATATATAATAGGCGCAATTCTTGGTGATGGTTGTATAACAGAAAGTATTGAAAAAGGTGCTTATGATGCATTGCTTTCTTGTGCGGACGATGAAATTGTTAGCTCTTTTGAATCTGCTGGTATTGATATGTCTCTGTACGGACAGAAAGAAAACAATAAAGCCAAAGACTACAGAATTAAGAATAATACATTAAAGGCAGACCTTACAAATCTAAATATGTATGGTCATAGTGCATACGATAAGTTTATTCCCGAATACTATAAGTTTGCCACGCTTGAAGAAAGGTGGGCATTAGTGCAAGGATTGATGGATACGGACGGTACGGCTGATATAAGAGGTCATTGCTCGTTTGCAACAGTTAGCAAGCAACTGGCTGACGATTTTGCCTTTGTGCTCCGATCGCTTGGTGCTTACGTAACCATATCTAAGAAAGAGAGGTACTACACTAAGGATAAAAAAAGACTTAAGGGTGCGGATTGTTACGAACTTTACATAAAGATAAAGGATAGTGACAGACTTTTCCGTATTCAGAGAAAAAAGAGCAGATGCAAGCCTTATAATGGTGGTGTTTCTGAGCCTACTAAGAGAATTGTTTGTTATGAGATAATCGGTACTGACAAGTGTAGATGTATCGCAGTCAGCGATCCGTCAGCACTATACCTTACAAGCGATTTTACGGTAACACACAACTCTTACGTGCTTCTGATGAACACGTTATACGACGTTACAAATCCGCATCTCAGAGCTATCATTTTCCGTAAGGAGTTGGACGACCTTTCGGATATTATCGACACATCAGAAGAGATATACAAAGACTTTGGTACGTACAACCGAGCCAAAAACGATATGACATGGAACTTCTATAATGGTGGTTGGCTTACATTTTCGTTTCACGATATGGAGTATGCCGATTTCCACGACAGATACCAAGGTAAGCAGTACCCATATATCGCTATCGACGAGGTTACACAGATGTCGTACAAGAAGTTCAAGGTACTCACGATGTCTAACCGTAACGCTTACGGCATACGCAACCGCATCGTAGGCTCATGTAACCCTGATCCTGATTCATGGGTAGCAAAATTTATTGAGTGGTGGATTAACCAAGAAACAGGATTACCGATACCAGAGCGTTGCGGAAAGATACGCTACTGCTTCATGGACGGTGACGATGTTACTCAGATTGTTTGGGGTGACACCAGAGAAGAAGTATTCGAGAAGTGTAAGCAAACACTTATGCAGTATTGGAAACCTGAGTTTGAGCGTTACGGAACACCACAAGACCTGTTTATCAAGTCTGTTACCTTTATCCCTGCATCGCTTGCTGATAACGTTGCTCTCATGTCCTCAGACCCTTCTTATCTGGCAAACCTTATCGGTCAGGACGAAGAGACACGCGCCCGCTTCCTCGATGGTAACTGGAAATACAAAGCAGCCGGCCACGATCTTATCAAGATAGAGCACATGGAACGTTTCTATGATAATGCAGAACAGATCGACGATGGCGTAAGGCGTGTTACCTGTGATGCTGCATTTGACGGAGGCGATAAGTGTGTATTCTGGCTTTGGGTTGGAAATCATATATTCGATATTGAGGTTTGTTCTAAAGACTCTAAGGAAACGATAAAATTCACGCAAGCGTTACTTGAACGATGGAGAGTGCGAGAAGAAAATTTTGCCTATGACCTTATCGGTGTAGGACAGATATTCAAAGGCTTCTTCAAGAAGGCTATTCCATTTAACGCAAAGGAGGCTGTTGATGATAAGTTCAAGGGAATGTACTACAATATCAAAGCACAGGTTTTCCAATACTTTGCAGACCACATCAAAGATGGTACATATTCTATCGCACCCGAACTGCTTGAACGTAAGTTTAGCGGTAAGGGCTATAAGAACAAGACTCTTAAAGAGATTCTGAACGAAGAAAGGCGTGTTGTACGTTTCCGCGAGGACGATCCGACAAGAGTTATCGACAAGGTTAAGACGATGAAGAAGCTGATACATCGCTCACCAGACTTTATCGAGGGAGCCGCAATACGTGAGATATGGAATATCAAGCATATACACCACAAGCCAAAGAACTTAGGACTTGTTGGTGGTGTAAACAAGAGAATGAGACACAGAATGAGTAGTTATACGGAAAAGTTAAACTTCGGAGGAAGGAGATGGTAGGAAAAACCTACTATATACCTACCCTCTACTAAACTTCGATATATTATGGCAGTAAAAGACCTTTTAACAAAACAGCCGTTCTACAGACTAACTAATGGCGGTAGAGAGGCGCAAAAGTACAACAAGCCGCAGTACGTTGACCAGATGAAATATACGGAACGCAGGCTTATGGGTAGTATTATGACTCAGACTGATTATCTTGAAGAGTTCTATCCGTTCTCGCACAGGGTGATGTCTGACTTCTATTTCCCAGAGTTTTACAATTACTCTACAGAAACGAACGAGAAAGGAGAAGAGGAAATCAAATTCCATCGCGAGGAAACGTTCAGAATCGGCTCAACCCTCCAGTGTGTGATTACCGTTCAGCAACTCGTACACCTTTGCGGAAACGATGTGCATTGGGAGTTGACAGACGAGAATATCGAAAGCCGTACAGAAGAATTGTTTAAGGCCTACAAGAAGGGTTGGCTCAGAAAGGATATGGAGATTGCTTTCTACGAACTGGCCAATAGCGTAAAGATTACCGCTGATGGTGCTATCGTATT